ATGGACGGACAGGCACCTAATGACGCAGAGTTTTTTAAGCTGATTAACCCGATTGCTACATTCATAGTCGGCGCATTGGCAGGATTGATGGCGGGGCAGGGCAGCGGCCCCATGAATGGCAAGCCCGCACCGAAGGAAGAGGAAGAGGATAAGCAATGAGTTTTCTTAGTGGCTTTGAAAGCAAGCAAGAGGGCGTCAATGACACCGTCGAGTTCGTGGTCCGCGTGGCCATTGTAACGCTGTCTGCTGTCATCCTTGTAGTGGTGCTGGCTCTTGTCGCAGGACTTTTCTTGCCGAACGACGTCGTCGAAAGCGCCGCCATCCTCGACATGGTCAACCCCGCGTTCCAGACGATCATCGGTGCCTTCGTCGGCCTTTTAGGTGGCCTGAGCCTTAACGCCAATGCGCGTGACAAGGCAGAGCCTGAACCGGAACCCGCCGCACCTGAGCCGGAGCGTGATCCTCCGCCGCTTGATTTGACGCCCGATATGAAGTTGAAGACCTACGACGACCCACAGGGTACCGTGTTTATCGACACGTCGGACGAAGACGACGATGACGACGAGATGGAGCCGTGGGAGAAGTACCGCAACGACCTGCGCTATGACGCCAACGGCGACGGCGTAGTCGACGAAAATGATTTCCCTGATTGGCGGAGTGCTGGCAAATGAGCCTCGTAAACCTACAGCAAAAGATTGGAGTAACCGCAGATGGCGCGTTCGGTCCGGGAACACTTAAGGCGGCTTCGGCTTTCTATAAGTTATCACCTAATCGGGCTGCGCATTTCTTTGCTCAAACGGCGCATGAGTCGGGCAACTTCAAGGCGTTCAGCGAGAACCTGAACTACAGCGCCAAGGGGCTGCGCGGCATCTTCCGCAAGTATTTCCCGACTGACGCTCTGGCCAATGCCTACGCACGCCAGCCGATGAAAATCGCAAACCGCGTGTACGCCAACCGCATGGGCAATGGCCCTGAGAGCAGCGGCGACGGGTGGAAATTCCGAGGCAGGGGTGCCCTTCAACTCACCGGACATGACAACTACCAAGCCTTCGCCAACTATGTGAACCGCCCCGACGTGATGACAAACCCAGACCTTGTGGCTGGTGAACTCTGCTTTGAGAGCGCGCTATGGTTCTTCGACCGGAACAAACTCTGGGGCATCTGCGATCAGGGCGTCAATGACGCCGCTATCCTCGCGCTGACGAAGCGGATCAACGGGGGCACACATGGCCTCGACGACCGCAAACTGAAAACCAAGAAATACGCTGCTTGGTTATAAGGAGGTATTATGAACCTGAAGAAACTCATTAAGAAAGCGGCTGTAGAGCGGGTAGCTGGCAAGATTCTCCCTATGGACGCAGAAAAGCCCAAGCTGGGCAAGAAGGCTAAGCTAGCTGCAGTTCTCGGTACCGTCGCTGCTATCGCCGCTGCGGGTGCGAACTTCCTTGGCGGCTAATAATATATTATAAGCTAACCGTGACATAGAAAGGGGGGCTTACACATGTTTGGGTTTGTCCCCTTCGCCACTGCCCCCTTCTCCGGGAGCATCGCTACTGTAGGGGTAGCCGTTACTGGCGTCTCGGCAACCGGTGCCGTGGGCACCGTCACTGTTTCAAGCAACACACTTATCGGTGTGTCGGCCACAGGGTCCATCGGCACTGTTACAGTCAACGCTAAGGCAAACACCACCGCCACAGGCATCTCGGCTACCGGCTCCATCGGCACTGCTACGGTCTCTGGCCGCGCCAACACTACGCTCACTGGGGTCTCAGCTACCGGTGCCCTAGGCACGGTGTCCATATCACTACCAAGAACAGTGTTCGTGACCGGTGTGTCTGCTACTGGTGCGGTCGGTACAGCTACTGCCGTAGGTGGTTCCAAAGTAACTCTTGTTGGTGTACAAGCAGCGGGTATTGTGGCCACGCCACTTGTCTGGGGTCTCGTCGATGATAGTCAGACTCCAAACTGGCAGCCCGTGAATGACACACAAAGTGGGGTATGGACGACCATTAACGATGCTCAAACACCGAACTGGCAGGCAGTGAATGACTCTCAGACTGGGAACTGGGTGCAGGTGGTAGACGGTAATACAGTGGTTTGGGTGGAAATCCCGACGTAAGGAACGAAGATGCCAAGCACATATAGTAATATCAAAATCCAGCTTATGGGCACTGGTGAGAACACCACCACATGGGGCGACGTCACTAACGTCAACCTTGGCACGGCGCTTGAAGAAGCTATCGTCGGTTCTGAGAATGTCACTTTCGCCAGTGCCAACGTCACGCTTACCCTTACAAATACCAACGCTACACAGGTTGCGCGCCATCTCCGCTTGCGCTGCACTGGTACTACTGGGGGTGCCCGCGACCTCATCGTCCCCAGCATCGAGAAGCCCTACATTGTGCGGAACGACTGCGCCGACACGATCACGGTAAAGACTGCTGCTGGCACGGGCATAGCGGTCCCCGCTGGTAGAACCATGTGGGTATACGGTGACGGTACGAATGTCGTCGACGCGGTTACGCATCTCTCGTCGCTCACACTGACCACTGCACTCCCTGTCTTGCAGGGCGGCACGGGTTCCAACACTGCTGGCGGCGCGCGGACTAACCTCGGTGCTACTACAGTAGGCGGTAACTTTTTCACGCTGGCTAACCCATCAGTCATAGCGTTCACTCGCATCAATGCCGACAACTCGGTCAGCACTCTGGACGCCGCGACTTTCCGGACTGCTATCGGTGCGACCACGGCAGGGGGTAACCTATATACTCTGACCAACCCGTCAGCCATTGCGTTCCTTCGGATCAATGCTGACAATACCGTAAGCACTCTGGACGCTGCGACTTTCCGAACTGCAATCGGAGCGGGTACTGGCAACGGTACGGTTACCTCTGTCGGCGGCACCGGCACGGTCAACGGCATCACTCTGACTGGCACCGTCACTTCCTCAGGCTCGTTAACTCTTGGCGGCGCTCTGTCAGGCGTCAGCCTTACCACGCAGGTTTCGGGCACGCTTCCCATCGCCAATGGCGGCACTGGGTCCACCGCTACTGCCTACTGCAGCTTGACGACTAACGTTACCGGTACACTGCCTATCGCCAATGGCGGCACAGGGGCTACTACCGCACCTTTGGCTTTGACTGCTCTAGGTGCCTATCCCGCGACAAACCCCAGCGGCTACACCGCCAACACCGGCACGGTGACTTCGGTCGGCATGACGGTCCCGGCATTCTTGTCGGTGACGCCTGCCAGCATCACTACCTCGGGTACTTTCGCTGTCACTCTATCGGGCACTGCCCTACCCATCGCCAATGGTGGTACGGGGTCTACCGCTACTGCTTATTGTAACCTGACGACCAACGTGACAGGCACCCTACCCATCGCCAATGGCGGCACGGGTGCTACCACTGCACCTTTGGCTTTGACTGCTCTAGGTGCATACCCCGCGACAAACCCCAACGGCTATACCACTAACCTTGGTACGGTTACGAGTGTAGGCGGCACAGGCTCGACAAACGGCCTCACCCTTTCTGGTTCTGTCAGCACATCGGGTAACCTCACCCTCTCTGGTTCCGTCACCTCAGTGGCGACCGGTGCTACCATCGACGGTGTGACCATTGGCTTCCGGAATATCCCGCGCTCGACCACAACCACCACAGCTGTAGTCGCAGATGTTGGCCGGTGCATCGCGGCTACTGCGGGCATCACGATCCCGAACTCTACCTTTGCAGCGGGCGATGCCATCTCGATCTATAACGATAGCGCTTCGGCCATTACCATTACAGCAGGTGTGGCTACGCTCCGCCAAGCAGGCACGGCTAATACCGGAAACCGGACGCTGGCTGCACGGGGTATGGCTACGATCTGGTTTAACAGTTCGACCGAAGCGATCATCTCGGGTGCAGGGGTAAGCTAATGAGTGGTATCCAGATGGCATTGCTGGGGGCTGCGGGCACGCCTCTGTCGATTAGTATATCTCCCGCGTCTCCTATGACCAACACTCGCGTTGGCAATGGCAGCCTTACGAGTTCGACTGCAACCGGTACTGGGGCGGGTGGTAGCGGAGGCTACACCTATGCGTGGACTTACGTGTCTGGGGATAGCTACACCATCAACTCCCCCTCCTCTGCGGCCACGACATTCACGACTTCTTTGATCGTCGGTATACCCAAGTCCGGCGTCTACCGCTGCACGGTAACTGATAGCTCCAGCGCCACGGCAAATGCTACTATTACGGTGAACATGGAGGCAACCTAATGTCTTTCCTTAAGCTGCAATTCAAACCCGGTCTCAACCGCGACCAGACTAACTACTCCAACGAGGGTGGTTGGTACGAGTGCGACAAGATCAGGTTCCGCTCCGGTTATCCGGAGAAGATTGGCGGCTGGGCTAAGACTACCCCAACTCCCTTTGCTGGCGTATGCCGTCAGATGTGGAACTGGATCACTTCCTATAGCGACAACCTGCTTGCCCTAGGCACCAACTCGAAGGCGTATATCGAGAACGGTGGTTACTATTACGACATCACACCCTTTGGTACTGCGCTAGCCGGGTCGAACACATTTGCAGTAACCAACACACAGAGCATCGTCACGGTCACGACTACTACTGCACTGCCTTCATGGGTCGTAACTGGCGAACCAGTCCTCATCGCTGGCTTTGTCTCTGCCCTTGGCGGTGTCCCCATCACCGAGCTTAACGGCGCACGCGTCATTACCAAGACCGGTGCCAACAGCTTCACTTTCCCCACTACAACTCCAGCTACTTCTACCACGTCGGTTAGCGGTGCGGGCTTTACCGTGCGGCCTGAGATCGAACCGGGCAACGCTATCAGCGTCATAGGTCTTGGGTGGGGCACAGGGACTTGGGGTCGTAATGCTTGGGGTCTGGGTGCTACCAACGGCGGGGTGAACCTACCCCAACGTGACTGGTGGTTTGATAACTTCGACAACGACCTTGTTATGAATATCCGCGACGGCGCACCTTACTGGTGGGCACGCGGCACTGTGGACGACCCGTCTACCTCACTTGCTACCCACGCGATCACGCTACAAGACTATGCAACTGGCGAGGGGTTTAGCTCGACGGCGGTACCCGTACAGGTCATGCAGCTACTGGTATCACAGCAGGACAAGCATCTTATTGCCTTTGGCGCTGTCCCGTTTGGCTCAACCAGTACGCTAGACTTTGATCCTATGCTGATCCGCTGGGCTGACCAAGACACTCCGGGGGATTGGACCCCGACGCAAACCAACACCGCTGGGGACCTACGTATATCGCGCGGCTCGCGCATCGTGCGCGCACTGCCGACCCGACAGGAAATCTTGGTTTGGACTGACACCAACCTCTACACACTGCAGTTCCTTGGGACAACGGACGTCTTCGGGCTTCAGGAGTATGCCGACAATATTTCGGTCGCCTCACCACGCTGCATGATCTCTGCGGCCAATGTGGTCTACTGGATGGGGCAGGATAAATTCTATGCCTATACCGGTCGTGTCGAGACACTACCCTGCTCCCTGCGTGACCATGTGTTCAATGACATCAACTTCGAGCAGTCTGACCAGATCATCTGCGGCACCAACGAGCAGTGGAATGAAATCTGGTGGTTCTACCCAACGCAGGGCAGCAGCTTTAATAACGCCTATGTTATCTACAACTACCTAGAACGCATTTGGTATTATGGCTATCTCGACCGCACGGCTTGGCTCGATACTCCACTGCGGCATAACCCGCAGGCTGCAAACACTACGATAACTGTCAACGGTGGCGTTGTGACCACAGGTGCTGGCTATCTGTATAATCATGAGGATGGTGTGGATGCTGACGGGGTGGCTATGGATAGCTACATCCAGTCGTCCGACTTTGATCTTGACGAAGGCGATCAGTTCATGCTGATCCGCCGCATACTGCCTGACGTGAATTTCGCTAGGTCTACCGTGGCTACACCAGAAGTCACTCTGACGGTACGCCCCCGCAATTTCCCCGGCAGTCCGTTTAGCACCGACCCTGCGGATACTCAGCGCGTTATCGAGACTTCTGTAGGTCGCTACACCGATCAGGTCTTCATGCGTGCCCGTGCTCGTCAGATGGCGTTCCAGATCAGATCAAACACCCTTGGGGTAAAGTGGCAGCTGGGTGCACCGCGCCTTGATGTTCGACCGGATGGGCGGCGCTAATGGCTCTAGATAAGTTCCGCGCCGCGCCGCTACCCAGCCCTCCGGGGGAATGGGACCCGCAATATATGCGGCAGGTTATCCGCGTGTTGGAAACTTACTTCTCGCAGCTGGACTCGCGGGCAGCCAACAATGCGTCCCAGTACACGGCTGATTTCTTCTACGGGTCGGGCGTGCACCTGTCTTTCCCGTTCGGGCAGTTTCAGAGTAATGTGGACCAGAACGCAGCTGCTATCGACGTTGCCTATGCCGTAACCTACACCCAGTCGGACTTCTTGGATGGGATCACACTTAGCAGTGGCTCGCGCCTAACAGTCCCAACCGAGGGCATCTATACCGTTACCTTTAGCCTGCAGTTCAAAAACACCACCAACGATGCGCAGGACATCGACGTCTGGATACGCAAGAACGGTGTCGATATCCCTGACACCAATAGCCGCTTCTCTATTCCAGCGCGCAAAAGCACGGGTAACCCGTCGCACTTGATTACCACAACGCCAGTCATGATCCAGCTGGCGTCCAACGACTATACCGAAGTCATGTGGCGCGTATCGAACACGGGGGTGAACATGGAGCACTTCCCAGCAGTCACGGCTGTACCGGGCACCACTCCTGCTATTCCAGCAACACCGTCAGCCATCGTGCAAGTGCGGTTCACCTCGGAGATTCCGTGATGTGTAAGAGCTTTGGTTTTAAACAATTTGCCGCTATAAGCGTAGCCATAGGTAGGAAAGCGCAATGAACCTTCAACCGGCACAGTCTCCGTATACACCCGCTGGTGCAGGGATGCCCCCTTCAGGTACCCCACCTATGCTCGGTCAGCAGAACCCGGTAACTGCTAACTCGCCTCCGGCGCAAGGTGGTCTGTCCGTGCTTGGTAACCCGATAGCGCAGCAGCTTCAGGCGCAGGGACGTGGCGAAGATACCATGCTCGTCCACATGACACCCGCAGAGGTAAACAGCCTTCAGGGGCTGGCTATGGCCACAGGCGGCTCGCTCACCATCAACCCGAGCACCGGGCTACCTGAAGCTGGTTGGCTTGGCAAACTGCTTCCAACGATCCTTGGTGCAATCGCCACGCCGCTTACTGGGGGTCTGATTAATCCACTCACAGCAAGTGCTCTCATCGGTGCAGGCACGGGTATCGCCACGGGCAGTCTCGGTAAAGGTCTCATGGCTGGCCTCCAAGCATATGGCGGCGCTGCGCTCGGCTCGGCAGCTGGCCTTAACGCTGGCTCTTTTGGTATTGGCAAAGCTGCACAGGCCGCTAGCACGGCTCTTCCCACCGCAGGCGCTGCTGGTTCTGCCGCCGGTTCTGCCGCTTCTACTGCTCCTGCAGCGGCTTCGTCTGGGCTTCGCGGCCTTAGCTCTACCGTAACTGGTGTAGGAGGAACACCGGGAATACTCGCTGGTGGCCCGATAAACCCAGTCGTTGGTAATGTAGCGCAGCAAGCTGCTACTAAGGCTCCCGGCTTCTTCGGTAAATTTGCGGAAGCTGCTCGTGCTGGCATCCCTGCCGGTGCACCCGGTATCGTCTCCAAAGCTGCTCCTGCTATAGCAGGGCTAGGTGTCCTTAGTGGCGTAAACGCTGCAGCTACCCCATCAGGTATGAAAACCTCTTCGGGCCAGATCGACAACTCATATCAGGGTCCATACACTGCGCAGGAGCGCAAGCCGGTCTTTGCAGAAAACACCAGCGACATCCTTGGGTCGTCTAAGGAGCGTGACTACTTCCCGGTCGATGTGCAGGAAATCTACAACGCGCAAGGTCAGGTAGCTCAGCCGGGTACGCAAACCAAACCGGGTACGCCGATTGTAAAGTCGATGTTTAATCCGAGACCCAAGAAGGGTCAGCCGATGTATTCCTTCGAAGAAATCCCATACGCGGGCGGTCGAGGTTACAACAAGGGCGGTGAAGTCCATATAGACGATGGCGGGTTCATCATATCCGCCCGTGAGGCCGCTGAGATAGGTAAAGGTAGTTTCCCAGCAGCTATCGAAGCAGTTGCCCCCTTGGGTGGTATCCCGCTTATTGGCCCGGGCGATGGCACTAGTGACTCTATACCTGCTCGTATTGGCGGTACCCAAGAAGCCCGTGTAGCTTCGGGCGAAATCTACTTTCCCTACGATGCAGTCGAACGTATCGGAGGGGGTGACCATAATAAAGGCACTAAAAAACTTTACTCCTTGATGCGTAAGGCAGAGCAGTCACGTAAAAAAACGCCGCGTGGTGAGGACGGGCCTAACCTTCTGCGGGGGCTTGCATAATGGAAGTGTCGCTCGTCCCGCCACAGCTGGTTGAAGGGCTTTGGCCCCGCATCTTTCCGCATCTTAGCAATGCTTCGGAATATACCTTTGGTCGCTATGAGGCAGAGGACATCATTGAGTTCGTCCTGAGCAACCAAGCGCATCTATGGGCTGTGCTCGACGGCGACGATATTATTGGTATTACGATAACCCGTTTCTGGCAGTATCCACGCAAGAAGTGCTTGGACTTGGTGTTCCTTGCCGGTGACGACGGGTTCAGCTGGAAGGATGAGATGCTGTCCACTCTCCAGCGCTGGGCACGAGATAGTGGGTGCGATGTTATTGAAGCATCAGGTAGGCCGGGGTTTGCTCGCGCTTTCCGCGATGATGGTTATCGTGTACTGTGGCAGGTGTTTGAATTGCCCGTAGCGGAAACGGGTTTTGGAGGTCAGAATGGCTAAGGGCGGTAGCAGTCAACCGGTCAAACAGGAAGTAACCCAGTCTAACCTCCCGGAATATGCACGGCCATATTTCGAAGGCATGATGCAGCGTGGGCAGTCACTGTTTACGCAGGGCTATACTCCGTACGGCCAAGAGCGAATTGCTGGTTTCACTCCGCAGCAACAGCAGGTCCAGCAGGATATCCTAAGCCAGCAGACCCCGGGTGAGTTTGGCACTGCGTCTAATCTAGCTACAGCAGCTGGTCTTGGTTCGCTTCAAGCATCGCAGTATGGCCCGTCGCGTTTCCGCGCGCAGCAGATCGGCCAGCCTAACCTCCAGCAGTATAGCATGGGGGCACCGGACATGGTGCAGGCTGGTGAGTATGGCGCACCCCAGATGCAGACTGCTCAGACTGGATATCAGCCTGACCTGAATTATTTCCAGATGGGCGGCGTGCGCGATGTAGCAGGTGTCGGCGTCGAAGCTCCCACTATGGAAGCGGCGCGCACTTCCTACGGTCAGGGTCCGCTTGAGCAGTTCCGTATGGACGCCCCGCAGTCTTTTGGTCTTGCACAGGCGCAGCAGTATATGTCGCCGTATATCCAGCAGGCGCTGGAACCGCAGATGCGGGAAGCTGTGTATAGTGCGAAGCGTGGCCAGCTTGCGGAAGACTTGGGCGCAGCCCGTCAGGGCACCTATGGTGGTAGCCGCCAGCTTCTCGCTTCCATGGAGCGCGAGCGTAACCTCGGCCAGCAGATGGGTGACATCCAAGCGCGTGGGCTGCAGGCTGCATATGAGAGTGCGCAGCAGCAGTTTGAGCGCGACCGCACAGCGGGTATGACCGCAGGACGAGAGAATTTGCAGGCTGCGCTTCAGCAGCAACAGCTGGGTGTCAGCACGGGGCTACAGGCTGCGTTGGCTAATCTGTCCAATGAGCAGCAGGCCAACGTCAACAATCAGGCTATGCAGTTCCAAGCACAAGGCATGTCTGCCGACAACGCCATGAAGGCCGCACTCGCTAATCAGGGTGTGGACGTCACACGGGGTCAGCAGAACCTAGCAGCTCAGTTGGGTGTGCAGCAGCTTGGCGCAGATATCGGCTCTCGCTCGGCTCTTGCTAATCTCGATGCGGCTTCACAGGCAAATGTCCAGAACCTAGCAGCGCAGCTGCAGACACAGGGTATGAACGCTGAGCAAGCGCTGCGCGCCGCACTGGCTAACCAGCAAGCGGGCCTCACTACGGGCCAGCAGAATTTGCAGGCTGCGCTTGAAACGCAGCAGCTTGGTGCTCAGACAGGACTGCAGGCACTGCAGGCTAACCAGCAGGCAGACCTCGAACGTCAACGTATGGGAGAGCAGTCGCGCCAGTTTGGTGCTAACCTCGGCCTTCAGGGTCTTGCTCAGGCTGGCCAGATGGGTCAGACGCTCACTAATATCGGCTCGGCCCGGTCACAGGCAGATCAGGCGCGCTTCGGTCTGCAGACCCAGACGGCTGCACAGCAGCAGGCATTGCAACAGCAGTATCTTGATATGGCGTATCAGGACTTCCTGCGCCAGCGCGACTACCCGCTTGAGATGCTCCAGCAGTATAGCAGCTTGTTGCGCGGTGTACCTGTCGCTCCGTCTTCTACGACTTCAACCTACGCACCGACGCCGGGTATCGGGCAGCAGCTTCTGGGTGCTGGTCTCGGCGCAGCTGGTGTTTATAATATGCTCAGAGGGGGCTAATAGCCGATGGAAACCAAACCCTTTAGTCTTCAGTCCCCTGAGCAGATTGCTAAGGACTATGGCGGCAACAAGCAGAAGATCGCTGAGGCTATGCAGATGGGCGTTATTGACCCGACTGCTGGCACGTTGGCTGGTATGTTTATTGACCGCATGCGTGGTGCAGCACAGGCGGAAGCTATCCCTCAGCAGACTGTAGCCCAGCAGGTCATGGGCCGCCCATCGCAGTACCAACAGACTCCAACATCTCAACTTGATGCTAATCTGCTAGCAGCCTTTGGGGATTCTATTCCTGTGCTACGTGGAGGGGAAGCTCCTCCCGCTCCCGCCGGACTTGGCGCTACGCCAGAAGCCGCAGCTATGCCTGCACCTGAGATGCCCATGCCCGGTATGGCTATGGGCGGCGTCGCTTCTCTGTCTGTGCCTGACGATATGTTTGACGAACCTAGCAATGGTAGCTTTGCCGGTGGTGGGTTGGTCGCCTTTGCAAGAGGCGGAGGCACTGGGTTTGACGACTTCTATCGCGCTATCATCCAGCAAGAGTCTGGTGGCCGCTACGGTATCCCTAATGCCGAAGGCTCTGGTGCAATGGGTATCGGGCAGATTATGCCGGACACGGCTAGGGCTATCGCTAAGCGCCTCAAGCGTGAATATCGTCCTGACCTGATGGCGGGTGATGACGAGGCGGCACGAGAGTATCAAGATGCGCTTACCCGCGAAGCGGTACGGGAAGCATGGAGCTACGGCAAAGGCGACCCAAGCAAGTCCGCTGCTTACTATTTTGCAGGGCCAGACCGTAAGGGCTGGGGACCGAAAACCCAGAAGTATAGCAGTGATATCCTAGGGCGTCTTGGGCTGGAGGGTGCTCCTATGCCCCGCGAAGCTGACACAACGACTGCTGCAGGACGTAGCATGTCTGCCGAGGACTCCATTGCGTTTGGCCAGAAAATGTTTGCGGGTCTCCCTCGTGAAGCACTTGAGCGCGCCAAAGCAGTTGCGCTTGAAGAGCTTGATCCTGCCAATATCGAAAAGCAGGCCAAGTATGACACGGCTCAAGCGCTAGCTACCCTTGGCTTCGACCTAATGTCTCCCGAAGACTATAAGGGCGAAGGGATTATCGGGTCTATCGGGAAGGCCGCTAAAGCCGCAATGGGCGTGTATGGGGATTCTAAGAAAGAGCGCAAAGCTGCTAAGAACGAAGCTGTACGCACCCTCATGGCGCTCGAAGATGTGGACCGCAAGACCGCTATGGCTGGCGTCGAGCTTGGCATAGATGTCTACAAATCCGGCATGGCCACAGACGCTGCAGAACGGGCATTGGCATTCCAAGAGAAAGAACTTAAGTTCCGTCAGGATGTCTCCGCGCAAGAGATGGCTTTGGCCAGACAGAAACTCAGCGCAGAAGTCGCCGCGCTCCGAAGCAAAGGTGCTGATGTCAACACTTCGGTGTTTCAGATGTTTATGAGTGGGGACAAAGCCCTTAAAGAAGCTGCTAAGGAATGGTTGAAGCTTAACGGTAAAGGCAGCTCTCCGCTTCTCGGTTTAGAGGGAGAGGGAGCAGCCCCCGCCGGTCCGTGGACGCAGTACCAGTGACAAAGGAATAACACATGGCGAACCCTACAGTCGGTACAGTTAAAGACGGGTACCGCTATACGGGCGGCGACCCTGCGTCCCCTAGCAGCTGGAGTAAGCTTCCCCCGAAAAAGGGGACGTTTCAGAATGGGTATGAGTTTCTCGGAGGCGACCCAGCGAACCCGGAAAGCTGGCGCAAGAATGAAGAGAACTTCCTTGAGGGAATCCCCGTTGTTGGGGGTTTGCTTGCGGGTGCAGCGGATGTCCCGCTCAATGTTGTCTCTGGGTTGGCTAATACAGGTAAGTCTTTTACCGATCTGTTTGGTGCCGATAATGCGGCGTCTGACTTCCTCGAAGATGTATCTCAATATGCAGAAAGCCTGACTTCTGCGCAGTCGCGTGAAGACGCCAAGACCGCAGCGGCTATCCAGCGGGAAGCTGAGGGTAAAGGCATATGGGAGGAAGTTAAGGCTGCAGCCCGTGCGTTTACCATCAATCCGATTGATACTCTGGCGGAAGTTGCAGGGGGCGCAATTCCGTTTGTCGCTGCCGCTGCGTCTGGTGCTGGTCTTCCTGCCGCTGCGGGGCTTGGTATCGCTTCAGGTGTTGGTACCGTAAAAGGCAGTGTCAGTGACGCTGTATACGCCCGCGCCCGTGAAGCTGGCGTACCGGAAAAAGAAGCAGAGCTGATGGCCGAGCAGGCGCAAGCCTATGGCGGCGACAACCTCGATATGATCGCGCTGGGCGGTGTGCTTGGTGGTGTCGCCAGTGCTACTGGTTTCGACAAGGCGTTGGGCCGTATAATTGCTAAACGTGCGGTTACTGATGTTATCGAAGAGGGTGCCGAAGAAGCTGTCGAGCAGCAAGTCAGGCGTGGGGTTGTCCGTCGCGGGGTCACAGGGTTTGGGGCTGAAGCTCTTCCTGAAGCTGCGCAGGCAGGCCAAGAACGGTTTGCACAGAATTTAGCACAGCAACGCGCGGGGTATGAGACTGACCTCATGGCTGGCGTGGCGGGGCAGGCTGCATTCGAAGGTCTCGCTGGTGGTATTCTCGGCGGAACTTTAGGTGCGTTTGACCGTGGCGGAGCACGTCCCATCACCTCGGATGAGGAAATCCTTAGTGAGCGCGAAGAACTTGAAGCAGACATTGCTGCTACGGGTATACCGGAAGCTGAAGACCCTGAAATTCGTACGCGCGCTGCCGAGTATATGCAGCTGCTTAGTGGGATTGACTCGGCCAAAGCAATCGAGCTTGCGGTCTACGAACGCGAGCAGCAGCAAACCGCGCGCAGACAAGAGGAGGCACCAAGTGCTGTTAGCGAACCTGACATTGGAGGAAGTGAGCCTGACGTTTCGGGTGTTGGCGAACCAGATGCCGTTGCAGAACCTGCCGGACCACCTGCAGATGCTGGACGACGACCAGTGGGAGGAACTAGCGTTCCTACTGGACAACCTATGGCTGGCGAGGGAGTTGTCGAGCCTACACTAACACCCCAACCGATTATCCCGCCTATCGAGCAAGTCAGCCCTGAAGCCCAGATTGCTGAGCAGTTGGCCCCTAAAGTTGCGCCTGCGCCTGAAGTTGCTCCTGCCCCTGCGCCTGAGGCTGCGCCGGTAGAAAGCACACTGCCGGATTTGAACGCGCAGATAGACGAGTACATAGCGTACAAAGGAAAACCTGCCCCTGCTCCGCTCGTCGAAAGCATAGCACGCCAATATGTTGATGCTATGACGGCTACTGGCATTAAAGGTATTATAACCCCTGACCGTGAACTTGCGCTTTCGGAGTTCATTGGGAACGAAATTGGTACCGTTAACGCGTTTATCGAACAAGCAAGGCAAGCTACCGCTGCACCGGCTGCACCGGCTGCACCAGTTGTAGAAGAAGCTGCCCCCATCGCAGAGGCTGCAGCTGCGCCCGAGCAAGAAGTTTCCGAAACTGCTGGAACACTGGAACAGGATATTGCTGCTCCTACTGAAACAGCTCCAGCTATCGAGCTGCCGCCTGAAGTGCAGGCTGCGCAGGCTGAGGTAGACCAGTACAATCCCGGTTTCGAAATACGCTACGATGCGAGTAAGGACCGTCGTCGGTATTCCTACGGGCTTCCGGGTGGCAAAGCTATATTCAGCTCCCCCAACCTTAATAGCGTTAAGAACCGCATCCTGAACGAGACGCCGATCCAGCCCAAGCAGGTGATCGAGGGCGTGCCTGTCAAACAGATGCCCGCAGGTAAAGCACGGGGTCTAGAGGAAGCTAAACCCGTAGAGGCTGAACCGGAACCAAAAGGACCGGCAGGTGCGGGTAAGCTGACTCCTGCGCAGGAGCAACAGCAAGGGTTGCTGGAAGAGATCGACCGCAACCGTAGGGCGAAACTCATTAACGACGCCCAGCGCACCGAACTTATTGATATGCTGCGCACCCCGACCGCAGAAGAGATGGACATATATAGGCGCGGGCTAACCGACGAAGAACTCGCCAAGCGCCGAGCACTGCGCAGCGTGTGGAACCCGACCATCCGTATCCAGAACGAGATTGATGCGCTCACCAAAGAGGGGCGGCAGCTGCGTATCGAGGAAGCGGCGGCGGAAGAGTTGACCGATAAAGAAGCTCAGACTGCTAAGAAAGCGGAACTTAAAAACCGTGCAGCTCAACTCGCTAGACGTGTCAAATCCAAGCGTGCAGAGCAGGTAAAAGCCAAGGAGGGTATCTACAAAGCGGTCCGCGCTAAACTTGCACAAGCTAAGCGTGCACCGGCAGAGGCGATTGAGAAGTTAAAAGAGCGCCTAGCTGAAGGCAAGATCAACAAGCAGCAGTATGACCGCATGGTGCGCGACCTGACGCCAGAGTCGTATATGTTCCGGAAGGCTAAAGGCAAAGCCACTGGTATTACGCTGGAAGAGCTTAACGCAGCTGTCGAGGAAATCACGAGCCGCTGGGGTGCGAGGCTCGAACCTAAGACGGTGCAGTCTGCTGCTGACCTACCTGCGGCTATCCGCAAAGAGATCGAAGACCTTGGGCGCACTGATGCTTTCGGTTTCTACAAGGACGGCAAGGCGTACCTGATCGCTGACAATATGAACGGCGTTGATGATGTAGCGCCTACGCTCTACCATGAGGCTCTTGGGCACCTTGGCCTACGTGCACGGTTCCGGGACGGGTTGGATAAGGTCCTGACCGATATCTACCGTACCAACAAGAATGTAGCTGGGCTGGCTGACAAGTGGCTCAATGCGAACCAAGACCTATACAAGCAGGATGAAAACCCTACCGCTCGCGCAGTAGAGGAAGTGCTCGCTTCTGCGTCGGAAAAAGGTCCGCTGCGGGCAAGCCGGTTCGACAAGCTGGTCAAGTTCATCAAGGACTTCGCTCGCCAGTATTTGGGCCTCGACCTCAAATTCAATGACCGCGAGGTGCGCACCATCCTTGCTATGGCTCATGAGCAAGCTCTCTCTGGTGAGGGAACTGTCATGGGTAGCTCGTCGATGATGTTCAGCACACCGGAGCAGCAAGAGGCAAGCCAAGAGACAGCCGACGCCGCTATTGCCGCACAGGAATCCATCGAGAAGGTCGCTACCACCACGACAGACCAGCAGGATATGGAGACTTTTTCCCGTGGTTTCTTTGGGGGTATCGGCGCATCACTTAAAAGCAAGACTTCCAAAAACTGGTCCAAAGGTTTCTCGCTCAAGAACTTTGATAGGGGTTGGGTAGAACGTAAGGGTCTCAAAGCAATGCCGACAGACGGTGCGCTTGACCTTATGGAGACGATGCTAGGCGATACGCCGATCACCCGGGAACTACGCAACGCAATCGACATTGCGGACAGGATGAATGGTAGTCGCGCCACTACGCGTCGTACACTCAATAAGATGGTGGGCGACCTTAAAGAGTATCTGCTCAGCAATGCGGACCCCATCGTGGTCGGCGGTAAAAAGCTGAAAGCACTTCCCGTCGCTATGGACCATGGCAACTACTACAATATCGACATGGTCAAACTCATGGAGGTGACGTCACGCGAGAATGCGTTCAAGTCCGATCAGATTTGGCGTCGGTATAACAAGCTACTTCAAAACCCTTCGCTGGATGCCAAGACGAAGAAGGATTACGAAGACAAGCGGAAGCAGCGTGAAGCCGATATCGACGGTGCGATGCGTATTCTGAGCAAGCTCGGGAAGGAAGGGCGTAAGCTCTACACGCGTATCCGCAATATGAACCGCGATATGCAGACCGCACGGCAGTTCTTTATGGACAAGCGGATCGAGGCTCTACGAGATGCGGGTGTAGCTGAGGATGTCATTTCCCAGTTGATGGTATCTATACGAGCAGAGCAGGAGCGCCTTAATGATAAGGTAAACGCACCTGCCAAAGAGGATGCGCATAAGGACTATCCTGAGGTTCCGTTGGGCCTGTTCCACCGGGAGTATTTCCCAAAGCGCCGCTACGGCGACTATTGGCTGCGCATCAAAAGCACCAAGTTTGGTGAGCCTATCCTGAAGTTCTACGAGACTGCGGACGAGCGTGACGCTGACCTAGAAGCAGCTGCGGAAGAGTTCGGGCTGGATATCAACAACAACAAGGATGTTGATTACGGCAACGACGCCCAGAAAGACCTAGGCGCTGACTTCGACGCAGGTGATGCGCTCGTTAAGACGTTGAAAATGATCTCCGATCTTAACCCAGACACGTTCACCGAAGGTAAGAAGACCCGGCTTCGTGCGGACATCTACCAGCTGTATCTGCAAAGCACTCCGGAAGGGTCTGGCCGCAAGCAGTTCATCAAGTCGAAGAACCGCCTTGGTTGGAGTTCAGATATCCTGCGCACAGTAGGCGTAACGGCTGAGGAGTATGCGACGGATGCTGCGCGCCTGCAGTTTGCACCTGACATTGACCGGGCAATCAGCGCCGCTACCTCCGCCATGGAAAGCCTAGAGCCGAACCAAAGAGTGATTGCGCGTGAGTTCATCAACAGCATCCAAGAGCGCATCAACGGGGAAATGGAGCCAGCGCCTGACGGGTTTGTCAACAAGATCGTCCCTTGGATGAACCAGCTGGCTTACATCGCGTTCCTCACTGCGCCTGCAACTGCGCTTGTGCAGGTCACTGCACTGCCTATCCGCGTAGCTCCTAATCTATGGGGCAAATATGGCATGGCTGCGACCACCCGTGCCATGGGCCGGTATATGAACGTGTTTAGCAACCTTCCTAAGCGTGAGAGTAAATCGAAGGGGGCGCGCAAGACGTTCCGTATCCCGACGCTTTTGGAGTCGAACATCGTCAAGAACAGCAAGCGGCATCGGGATGCGCTGGTTCGCGCGACAGATGAGTATGGGCTTATCATACCGCTGTCTGAATTTACTATGGGTCAGGAACGCACTCCGCAGACAGCAACGGAAGGGCGTATCTCGGAAGTCCGTCAGAAAGCATATGATGCTATGACGTATCTGTTCGACACATCGGAGCAGCTGACGCGCGAGGTGGCGTTCATGGCTGCCTATGACCTTGAGTATGATAAGCTGGGCAGCGCAGGGCTGTCTCCTGAAGAGCGACAGACCAAGGCTATCATCGCCGCCAAGGACACGGTGAACTACACGCTCGGCAACTATACCAACCTCAACCGGCCCCCTATCATGAAGGGCAGTGAGCTTGCGCGGGCGCTGTTCCTCTTCAAGCAGTACTCCGTTATTACCACGCGCTTCTTCGTGCAGAGCACACGGGCTATCTTCGGCAAGGATACACCCCGTGCCGAGCGTGTTGCGGCTATGAAGGAAATGACAGGCGTCTTGGGCATGTCGTTCATGATGGGTGGTGTCGTTGCGCTTCCGCTTTACTCGCTCGGCATGATGACGCTTCAAGCACTGCAGGACATGACGGATGACGACGAGGACCGCAGGGAGCGAATGAGGCAGAACCCGATTACTGCGGATAGTGTCGAGATGCAGTTCCGCTATGAGTGGCTGCCTGAGCACTTCGGCCAGCCTATGGTGACCGATGATAAGGGCAAGAAAATCACGTTGGGCGACATCATCCTCAACGGCGCTGTGTCAGAGGCAACCGGTTGGAACTTTGGCTCTCGCGTGTCGCTCGACCTAGTCGGCATGTGGTTCCGTGCACCGAAGGATGCCGATACGTGGACCCAGACGATCAATAATGCGCTGGTGGAAAACATTCCCGGTGCGTCTGCTTCGCTCAACGTAGTCACCATGGGTGAAGAGATTGCCAAAGGTAACGTACTCAAGGGCCTCGAACTCGGCCTGCCTGCGATGCTCAAAGCACCGTTGAAAGCCTATCGACTGGAAACCGAGGGCGTACGCACCCAGACTGAGAAGATCAAACTGGCGAACGAAGAGATGAGTAACGCTGAGATTATCGGTGCAATGCTAGGCTTCAACCCGACACAGGTTGCCAAGGTGCAGCAAGAAAACCGCGATATCCTCAACCGGAAAAATGAACTGCAGGACGAGAAGAGCGACCTGCTCGGTGCCTATAAACGCGCTGTGCGCCGCTTCCAGAACGGTGATGCAGATGGGCGAGAAGAAGCCCAGAAGGCGCTCAAGGATATTATGGATTACAACAAGAAAGTCGGGAATCCGTATTTTGGTATCACCTACGCCAATGTCTATAAGTCCCTGACCGGCGCTGCGTCGGAGGCGAAGTACGATATCCAAGGCATGGGGCTGAACGAGGTCGAGTCCTACTACGCGGATAAGACCATCGGTAGGGATTAAAAAACCCCCGACTGAGTGAGCAGTCGGGGGTAAGAAGGGTGCGTTTCAGCAAAGGAAGGAGCAAACTTCCGAGGGTGGTTATACCTACAAACGCCAGATGCGTAAACCCCGTATTCCGTCTTCGATCACCACCTGCATCAATACCTTGAGTCTCAGGCGTTTGGTGACCGCAAGTACTTGTGGTCTAGCCACTTTGGGGTTGAGGCACGGGATGAAAATCGCCGTGCCCCGCTTGAAGGCTTTCCAGTTTATTTCGTAGGTTACCCCCTCAACTTGCATCCTCGCTCTCCGGGATAAAGCCTTCCATATCTAGGAAGTCGTTGACGCTGGTGTCGAACTCGATGGCGTACACAGGCAGTGTGTTGATGCGCATGCCCTTTGATAGACGCTTGGAACCTGCGCGTACATAGGCCCCCGACTTCTTGAGGCCGCTAAGGACCTCCTTGAAGTTGATCTGTGCCTTGATGCACTCCTCACGGAAGTGCTTATAGTCGACGAACAGGCGCTTCGTATCTGGCTCGAACCGAACATAGAGCGCTCCCTTAGGCTCCAGTTCCGGAATTGCCTGCATGTTGGAGCGGTTATCCATCTTGTCGTTGACGATGAGGATGTTGTGGATGTTACGGTTGAGGTAGTCACCGAGCACCGCTGTCGTGGTTACGTTAGGTGGCTCGACATCCTGCCGAGTTTCGCAAATCATATTGGTTGCCCATTGGTATATGCGACCCATGTCCCAGTCGATGATCTTCAACCTACGGGCAATCATGCCACCCGTGATGTTGGCTGCGACCTTCGCAGACCAGAAGCGCTCCCGCTGCGTCAGCTTCAGCTCTCGGTCGATCTTCACCTGCACGACCTTGAGCGTGTTCTTGACCTCTTCGAGATTGTTGATGACCCACTGGATAAAGATTGCACCTGCATGCCCATAGTTTTCGAGCAGCTGGTGGTCGAACATCTCCTTTGCGATGTCGGTCGGGATCGCGTCGTTATATCCTATCTTATACTCTATTAGGCGCATCATTTCGCCGTCCGGGTTATTCTTAAGGAGGCCGAGCTTTTCGTAGAACGAGGAGTTGGATGAGCACAGGCTGATCGTCTGCCACGTCGTGTTGTTCATGCGCAGCTCGTTGGTCGAGGCTTTCATGCGGTTCTTCCCACGTCCTTGGCTCATATTGTAGGACATCTCGGAAAGCCCCGTGGGGGTCATGTTGGTGATCTCGTCCACGCAGAATGGCAGGTTGTTGTGGATGCCCAGCTGCATGGTCTTTGCGTTGGCAGTATCCCCCTTGATCGCACATAGGTCACGAGGGTGGCCCCACACGCTGTTGCACATGTGCAGGATGGTCGTCTTACCTGTACCAGAGCTAGGGTGGATGACGTTAAGGATCGCCCCTGACTGCCCCGTAAACTTGAAGAGCGGTGCACCAAAGGCAGTCAGCGCTGCGAACGCATGTGGCTCCAACCCCGGACGCCCATATAGATTGAACACTTCCTGCCACTTGTCGTACGAACCTGCAGGGTGCATGCGGTCCGCAAGCTCCTTGGTTGCCGAGGATGGAGGGCTGTGGAATATACCGTCGTGACTGATCTCGCGGTCACCGATAATAAATTTGCTGTCGTTGTCTGCCCATCCGAACTGCATACGCATAAGTTCTGCCTTTCTTTTATATTGGATCGCCTTGAGTGACATGGTCACGAACAAGATGATGCTTTTGAACTGTTTCTCGGTCGCAGCTACGCCCTTACTCGCAAGCACTTTGCGTAGCTCCGCCGCATCCCCGACCGCCTGTTTCTGCGTGATGATAAACTCACGCACCCCTTCCTTCGGCAGATGCAACCGCATGACTAGGACATCGCCATCTTTAGGGTCAGTCATCGTCTTCACGAGATATAGGTCGTGCTCGTAGACTAGAGTAGGTAGCTCCTCATCTTTTTCAGGCTTGATGTAGATGCCGCCCTTCTTGCCCCGTGTGAATGGGAAGGGATACTCGGGTATGCGGTAGTCCTGCGGCACGTCAGCTTCACCAGCCTCAGGCACGACATAGTTGCCATCCTCTGTCTCGGCTTCCGCTATTTCCCTACCCAACACTATGGGGTTCTTAATCTTACCCAAGTAGGGGCAGCCATAACACCCCCCGGGATTGTTGCGCTCGAAGGTGGCGCAGTTATGTGGCCCCGAGATATGCTTGGTCTTCTCCAGTGCCTTGACAGGGTCATAGTCCGGATGCCCGTGCGACATCTTCTGGATCGCTGTGTCACGATCCACGCAGAACTTAGCCACTGACAAGGCGTCAAACCAACGCACTTCGGATAGCTCGGCGCGCTCCTCATAGCTTGACACCAGCTGCTGGCAGCCGTCGCCCTTGATGCTACGCTTCATTATCTTGGAGAACCTCGACACGCTGTTGTCCTGCAGCTTCTCGCTGAGATTGCTGCGAGGGCGCTCGGGCACCTCCATTGCCTTCGACTCCTTAACCCCGAGGAGCTTGCGGAACTCATCGAAATCAATCGGGTCGGCGGTGGTTATAATCGACACCGGATTAGGCGGGTCGTCCTTAAAATTAAGGGTGCCGGGAATACGCAGAACGCGCGCAACTTCAAAGACAGCAGGGTCGACGATAAGCCCGTGGGTGACGCATAGGTCACGCAGTCGAGCAGCTGTAGGCTCCCATTCCTCCCGTGTGACATCGCGGGTTAGCGGCCAGTATGCGTGTATACCGCGCCCTGAGTTAACGAGGATGGGCTTGGGAAGCCCGACAGTCGTGCAGAACTGGCGAAGTGCCAGCAGTCCGGTGGCTTGGTCTATATATCCTTCCGGACGTCCCGTCTTGGGGTTGGGTATGGCCTTCTTCGGTCCGCAGTCGATGTCCAGCCAGAAGGCCCTCAGTGCTTTCACATTGGATTTCTGTCGGCTGGAATCGTCGGTGTATTTGGCTACGCCGAAGAACACATTCCACTTACCGCGCACCAAACGCGCGGCGATTGTGCTTACCTCTTCCCGTGTCTCTACTAGGTGTTGTTGTCGTTTTAAGTCTGCTCCGGCCCCCTTGATACCTATTATTGCGAACCACCCATCAGGCGGCTGCACAATGCTCAAGAGGTCTATGTCTTTCATGGGCACCAGTCATCAGGGGCGAAACCCCCTGTATATGCGTTAATATAAACAGCATTAAGCCGCGAGGTCAGCGATGTAGGCTTCGAGTAGCGGTGCAACATTCGGCCTCGGGGAGCTATCCCCACAGAACCAGTTGTACACCGTCACCCGAGTGACCTTGAACCGCCTAGCAACCTCAGTGACAGGGATGTCGTGCTCTATGCACAGACGCCCGAGCTGCACACCAAGTTTGCTAGGATCGGCCTCACGATTAAGCCGGACCAACCTTAGGCTGTATCCATAACTCATGACTTAGTCCCATTCGTCAAGGAGAGTAGCAAGGTCGGTGTCTTCGGCGGGGACCTCAACCGGCGCGCTCTTCTTCGCGCGCTTCGCAGGTGCAGCGACTTCCTCTTCTGCTTCTTCCGGCTCGTCAAACACAGACTGCTTAGGTGCCTCGATAGCCTTGGCAGGCTTAGCCGTCACACCGTCCATTTCGGCAGCAGTGAGCTTGATGTAGCGCTGGGTATCGGGGTCAGCAAAGGCGTTGTCGACGAGGTCTGCTTCTTCCTGCGTCAGGTGACGCACGGCCTTGAACTTCAGCGTCAGCGTGTCTGCCTCGGTATCGTACATAACCTTGGTCACGACAGTGTCCGGCGCTTCGCCGTTAGCCTTAAGGTAGTTGCAGTAGCTCTCGAAAGGATGCGTGTTACCGACGCCCTTACCGAACAGCGACTTGGCTGCGAGGCTCATCTGATACACGTCACCGGTCGGGTCACCCTCGGCCAGCACAGCGATGCGGCGCTTGAAGCGGCAAGCCTTACCACGGCCCTTGTTGCCTGAACCATCGACGTTCATCGGGCACGACGCGCAACTGGCTGCTTGCCTATTGGAAGCCTTGGGGTCGGGAGTGCGACCATCGGCAGACCAGCAGTCAGGCAGCGTAGCTTTACCCTCAGGGTCGTACTCAGAGGCATAATATTCGCGCGACACATCCTTCAGCATGTCCACGACAATGACGTTGATCTCATGGGGCACCGCACGACCGATCTGCTCACCGCCCACGATGCGCTTGAACGTACCGTTGGTGTTAGTGGCGATACGGCGCAAGCCGCCGCCCGAACTGATCTTGTCCGCAAGACGCGACTCGCGCTTCACGGTTGGAAGGTTGCTGCTCTCTTCAAAAATGGTGATGTTGCTCATAATTTCTCTCACTTGTTCATCGGTTTACGCACGGTGATGGCGTATTTGCGGTCCGCCTGTAACCCAGCAGGGTGCAGGTTGGGGTTTTCTTCAAGGAACTGCTTCATATTCCCGTTGTGGATACGCTGCTCTAGCAAGAACGGCGCATCGTGCTCCTTGATGAACTTGTACATATGCTCCCAGTCAGTGGTCCAGTAGCGCGACTTGATGCGGCGCGTCACCGTACCCTCGGGGGTGCGAAGGCTGTCCATGTTCTGATCGTTGCAAATCTTAAGGAGTTTGTCACTAACAAGCTCCAGCTTATCCTTGAGCACTGCGATCTCTTTGGCATGCTCGGTTTCTTTCTCGTCTATCGCGGCACGTATGCGACGGTAGACCGCCACCAGCTTGTCAGCTGGGATTACTTCATCTTCCATAGTTTGCTCCTTATGGTTGGGTTGGTAGGTTTATTGCTTACATTATACAGTGTCAAGGGGTATTCAGCAGGTCCCTGTACAGGTCGATGATGCGCTCATGGTTGTTGATGTTGCTGCGCAGCAACGAGTATAGCCTGCCCTCGACCTCGCTCCCCTTGATGTGCACGACGGTCATGGCGTTCTTCTGGCCGGGACGGTTGATACGGGCGTTCGCCTGTAGGTAGGTCTCCACCGATGGGACCGGCGCATACCATATGATTGTATCTGCTGCCGTAAGTGTAAGCCCATGGCTGGCTGCCTGTGGCTGGATGATAAGCACATGAGGGTCTTTGTCCGTCTGGAACTTATCGACAAGCTCACTGCGCTTATTGACCGACACCTTGCCGTTGATGACACCACAGGTGATGCCCTCTTTCTCTAGCTTGGTACGTAGAAGCTCGATGGTGTGGGTGAATGGCACGAAGACCAGCACCTTGTTGCTAGCCTCCTCAATGACTTCCAGCACCGTGTTGAGGCGGTTGGACACATCGAACTCTATGACTTCTCCAGTATCCGAATAGGCCGCACCTCCGCTGATCTGCAGGAGCTTGTTGATCTTGACCGCTGCGTTGACCGCACTGATCTCCTCCCCATCAGCTTCGACAAGCAACTCACTGGCCAGCTGCTTATAATATTTTGCTTGCTGCGGGGTGAGCGGCGCTTCGCGGTCCATGTAGGTGACCTCTGGTAGGTCGAGGCAGTCCTTCTTCTCGAACCGGATCGCCGGTTGCAGGACGTTGTGCACATACTCCGGTGCGGTTGGCTTGGGCACCCACTTGAACTTCGTCAGCTGATACATGGTGTCAGCACGGAAGTAGCTGTAGTATTTTGGAGACTTGTCTGGGTTCACCAGCTTGGCGAGACCGAACGCATCCAGAGGTGATTGGGCTGCTGGCGTACCAGTAAGCATCCATAGCCGAGGATCATTCGTCTTGACCAACTCATTGAGCACCTTCCAGCGGTTGGTCTGTGGGTTCTTGTAGGCGTTAGCCTCATCCACCACGATCAGGTCAAAGCCACCGCTTGTGATCTGGTCTTTGATAACCGAGAGACCGTCGAAATTGATGACGACGAACTCGGCTCCGCTGTTGACGACCGCAGCGCGCTGCGTAGCCGTACCATGTGCCACGCCGCATGAGCGGTGCATGGCGAACTTGAACAGGTCTTGCTGCCACGCCGACTTCATGATCGACAGGGGGCACAGCACCAGCACTCGCTTCACCAGCCCTT